ATACTTTAATGGCATCTATACGCGGCTTACTAGCCCCGTATCTTTCACCTAACGCTATGGTGGGATAATGCCTACAGCCGCCATAACTACACTACGCAGTACTATAGCCGCTGCCTTAGCTAATAATGCTGTTTGGAGTACCTTTAGCTACCCGCCAAGTACCATAGTAGCTAACAGCGTAGTAGTAGCCCCGGCAGATCCTTATTTAACGCCTAGCAATAACTCACAAGCCGGCATTTCACCGCTAGCTAATTTTAAGATAATTATGACCGTGCCAATGTTTTCTAATGAAGGCAACCTACAAGGCATAGAGGACACAATAGTAGCCGTGTTTAATAAATTGGCTGCTAGCTCTATCGTATTTAACGTTACCGCTGTAACTGCACCTAGCGTTTTATCGTTACCTAGCGGCGACTTGCTTACAAGTGATTTACAAATATCCGTACTAACGAGCTGGAGCTAAAATGGCACTAACAGATGAAGAAAAAGCGTTTCTAATCAAGATAGGGCAAGAATTGCCTAAAGAGGTTAAAGAAACAAACAAAAAAGAAACACAGGCACAAACACCGACACAAGAAACAGAGGTATAACAAATGGCAATTTTCCTATCTAATGGCGTAGTAGTTACGCTAAATAGCGTGGCCCTGTCGGATCACGTTACTAGCGCAACTATTAACCGTAGCTTTGATGAGCTTGAAGTAACAGCTATGGGCGATACAGCACATAAGTTTGTAAAAGGTTTAGAGGCCAGCACTATAGCGCTTGATTTTCTAAACGATACAGCAGCATCAAACGTACTAGCAACTCTACAAGCTGCGTGGGGTACTACTGTAACTCTAACGTTAAAGCAAACTAGCGCTGCTACAAGTGCTACAAACCCGCTCTATAGCACTACTGTTTTGGTAAATAACACTACCGATATTAACGGTGCTGTAGGCGATATTTCCACACAAAGCATTACATTTACTTGTAATTCACCTATAGTAATTACTACAAGCTGATAACTAGACAAAGGGGCAAACAATGGCAAAACTTAAAATAACAAGGGCAGACGGCAGCGTAACCGAGCATAAGATTACGCCGCGTATTGAGTATGCCTTTGAGCTATATGCAAAAAAAGGTTTTCATAAAGCCTTTAGAGATGATGAAAAGCAAAGTGATGTTTACTGGCTTGCTTGGGAGTGTTTACGCACTAGCGGGGAAGTAGTAAAAAGTTTTGGGGCAGAGTTTCTAGAAACCTTAGCTAAAGTTGAGGTTTTAGATGATGACCCCCTGGAATAGTTGGGCGCGGTAGTTTTGGTTATCTAATTGCACAAGTTGCAGTAGAAACCGGAATACCGCCCCAATACTTGCTAGATCTAGATGATGTGATGTTTAAGAATATATTAAAAGTTTTAACAGATAAAGCTAAGGCGGTGCAAGATGCCAACAGAGTTAAAAGGCGCTATTGAAGCGCGCAAGGCATTACGCAAGTTTACGCCGGACTTATCTAAAGAATTGCAAAAAGAAATGGCAGCGCTATTAAAGCCTATAGTTACAGTTGCCCGCGGTTTTATACCTGCTAATGTTTTAAGCGGGTGGAGCAAGGCAGAGGCTAGCGATACCAACTATAGACAATTTCCTAGATTTGATGCAGCTGCCGCTAAACGCGGTATTGGGTATAGGACAGCGCCTAGTAAAGTTAATAGGAGTGGTTTTAGAGCTTTAGCCCGTATAGCTAACGTTAGCGCGGCAGGTACTATTTATGAAACTGCCGGGCGACTTAATCCACAGGGCAGATCTCAAGGCCCTATGGTAGACCGATACTTAAATGGCGTTTATGATAAAACTAGACATACCGGTAGGCAGTATTCACAAAGCCTAAACCCTAACGCGGGTAAACAGTTTATAGATGCCTTAGATGCCACAGGTAAAATAGTAGATGCCAATAACCAAATAGGAGCGGGGCGTAGGTCTAGAAAGATGAGAGGTCGGGCTATCTATAGAGCGTGGGCTGAGGACGGCGGCAAGACTAATGCAGCTGTAATTAAAGCTATAGAAAAGACCAAGATTATATTTAATAATAATTTTAAGGCGGCGGCATAATGGCTGTAGATCCTCAAGTAGTAGTAAATATAGCTAGTGAGTTTACCGGTAAAAAAGCGTTCAAAGAAGCTGAGAGTGCTACGGGTAAATTACAAAAAGGTCTTAAAACACTAGCCAAGTCTTTAGGTTTAGCTTTCAGCGTAACGTCTGTAGTGGCGTTTGGTAAGGCCGCTGCTAAAGCGTTTATTCAAGATGAAGCGGCAGCTGCTAAATTAACTAAAACAGTAACTAATTTAGGTTTAGGTTTTGAGGATACGCGGGTAAAAGCATTTATTAGCGATATGGAAGCGCTAACCGGCGTAACAGATAGCCAGTTGAGGCCAGCATTTGAAAAACTATTGACTACTACGGGCAGCGTAAATAAGTCGCAAGATTTATTAAAAACCGCTTTAGATGTTGCAGCTGGCAGCGGGCAAGATTTAGTAACAGTAGCTAATGATTTATCTAAAGCATATTTAGGCAATACTAAAGGCTTAACTAAATACAATATAGGTTTAACACAGGCAGAATTAAAGGCTGCTAGTTTTGAGGATATACAAGCCAAACTAAATACACAATTTAGCGGGCAAAACCAAGCTAGGTTAGATACTTACGCAGGTAAGATAGATTTACTAAAAGTATCGTTTGATAATATGCAAGAAACCATAGGTAAAAGTTTAGTAGATGGTTTTGCATTATTAGCCGGGGATCAAGGCATAGGCTCAGCTACTAAAGCTATGGCAGAGTTTGGGCAACAGATAGCAGACGTTATTACGGGTGTTGCAACTTTAACCAGCGTATTAAATAAATTGCCTAAGTCTGAAAATATGGCGTTTTTTGATGTAGGCAATATCCCGGTATTAGGCGCATACTTAAAGATTTTGCAGGGCATAGGTGAGGCGCAAAGATTAGCCCCTAAACCATTTACTACACCTATGACTTTATCCGGGTCTTTAGATGCACAAAATAAAATAAATGCAGCTAGAAAAAAGGCAGAGGCAGAGGCAGCCAAACGCGCTAAAGAATTATTAGCACTTATTAAAAAACAAGCGGCGGCAGAAAAATTAAAATTGCAACAAAAGAAAGACCAATTAGCTTTAGATAAAGCTGCATTAGCTTTAGGTAAAGGTACAGATGTATTTGACTTAGACAAAATACAAATACAAGCCGCTATATTAGCTAAACAAGATGAAATAAACAGGCTAGGTACAGCGGCTACAGACCAGCAAAAACTACAGCTAGCTAATGATGCACAACGCCTAACAGTTAAACAGTTAATGCTAGATCTAGAGGACGCAATAGCGGATAAAGACGTAGAGCGGGCTACTAGCCTGTCTAAGCAACTAAATACAGAGCTAGCAATACTAGGTACGCTTACAGGCCAGACCTATAAGCTAAGTGAAATAGACAAAATACTAGAAAGATTTAAGCCTAAAGATTTAATAAACCTAGATAACCTAGATGCAGCTATACGTAAATTATTAGAAATTGCAGGCTCACGGTTTGACTTTTTAAGCCCTATTATGCCTAGCCAAGATAGGACAGGTATAAACGAATTAGCGCCAGATATAACTAGCCGCTATGTAGCAGGCGACCCAGAGGCTATTAGAGCTGTAGAGGCACACGCAAACGCTATTAGTATGCTGGCTGAGTCAGAGTTAGCGTTAGCAGATGCGTTATTAGCTGAAAGTGAGCGCGCCTTAAATATAGCTACAGCAAGCCTAAACCCCAGCGCCTTGCCTAGTTTTGGCGGTTTTGACCCTGCCCGTTTCCGTATGGCAGATAACATAACAGTAAACGTAAATGCAGGTGTAGTAGGTAGTGAGGACACAATAAGCCTAGCCGTGCAAAGAGCTATATTAGATTTAGAGCGTAAGGGCGACCCGTTGCGTTACACCGGTGGGCTATGACCCTGCCAGTAATAAACGCTATTATTAACTTTAGTACTGGCCCTAGCTTTGCCCAAGCTATGATTTTAGGTGAAGGCATATTAGATACAAACATACTAAGCGATAGCGCGGCTGTAATTGTAGATGTATCGGACGTAGTAGATACAATACAAACTAACAGAGGCCGTAACCCACAGGCCGACCAATTCCAAACAGGTACACTAACTTTAAGAATAGTAGACCAAAACGGTGATTTTAACCCACAAAACCCTAACAGCCCTTATTTTGGCTTGCTAGA